GTCTACAGGTGCTTCGTTACTCATTTCTAACATTACATATTTTGACCTTACAGCGTATTCGCCATCACTCGTTCCTATTTTAACACCAACATAACTATTGGTACCAATATTCATTGTGCAATTTGTAAATTTTTCTAAGTAAACAGGATTTGCGTCCGTATCGTTGTAAGCTCTAATTCCGACATCAAATGTTCCATTATTAAACGAAAGGTTTAAAATTGAAATTTTAACTTCTTGGTTTGCGTCGTTACCATCTGAAATTAAAATAAATTTAAATAATTTATAAACACTTGTACCTCTTAATTCAGAAACCAAATATGGTGTTTCAGGAGTTTGATATTGTTCCAAAAACCAACCGATTGAGCGGTTTAAACTATTATCATCTTGTGCCGATGGTAATGCGGTTACTGATGATTGTATACCTCTAATATAACCTTTTTTGTATGAGTAGTTTAATAAATTAGTAAATTGTTCCTCAACAAACAACGGAACCTCATTACTTGGTTTTCCAAAATTTGATTGACCAAATACTTTTGATATATAATTGGTATCAGTAGAATCCATTGAAACTTTAAATGCAAATGGGTTACCTTCGTATGTAACACCCGAAACACCAAACGGTGAATAAGGACTGATTGACGCCCCACTATACACACCATTAAAGTCTAAAACAACATTAGTTGTTCCTGTAACTTGATAATCAGGATTTGTTGAGTTGTTGTATGCTGCGATACCTCTTGAACGAAGAGTTGCTATTACAACGTCATTATAGTTAGTAAACGCAGTACCAATTTGTGTAAACGCCGAGAATTGAACTGAACCCGAGAATGAACCCGAAGCTCCTGTTAATGTAACTATTTTTGACGTGAAAGAATATCCTGAATATCCATTACCCGTTGTTGGGTCAAACTGTGAGTAATACCAAGAGTCATTATCTCTACTTGAGTAAACAGTATCATCATCTTTCATACTAGGTACACTATATACATTTGTTAATCCAGAATAAGTTGAGCTTGTTAATGAGTTGTAATAAGTGTCAGGTAATGTTCCAAACACATAAGCCGTTGTACCACTTGTTGAAGCTGCTGATGAGTTTGACCCAATAACACCATTAACAAATGTTTTTAGGGTATCAATAATTGTTGATGTAGTACCATCTGACAATGTAAATTGATTATATAAATCGTTATTAAAAATTGCGGATGAAAAAGAACCAAATGAAACTGTTGACGTACCACCTGTTGTTCCTGTAAACGTTACAGAAACAGATGACAATACAGTGCTTTGTGTTACTGAACTTCCACTCACGTTTGCAATTGTACTAATAGACCAAGATGGTCCCGCATCATAACCCGATAAACCAAGAATTCTTGATACGAACAACTGGTTAGATTGTGATAAGTATGATTTGGCGATATACGCCGCTTCGTATTTTGGTATTTGTGTATTCACAAATTTTTCAGGTGATGTAGCACCGAAAATTGCTGAGAATTCATCGAAACTTGAAACGAAGATTGGCTCAAAAGCCGGACCCTTCAAAGTTTCTCCTACAATACCTAACGTTGTAACACCTACGCTCTGTGCTACAAATGATAAGTCACGTTCTGAAGTATATACTCCAGGTGAAACGAAAACTTTATTTGATGTTGCCATTATTTGTTTGTTTTTTTATAAGTTGTTTTATTTAATACATAAATATTATTGATTTTTGTAAAAAACTTAGTATACGGATACTATTTATAAATCAGTATGAATAAATTCTACCTTTTTTCTGCCTTATGAAAAAAACCCCCAAGAAAATAAAGAATATAAAGATTTCTGAAGAATCACACGCAATTCTTAAAAAATATTGTGAACAGAATGGACTTAAAATTTATGGATTTTTAGAAAATATAATCAAAGAAAAATGTCGTGTAAAAACTGACATTTACGGTGACCCGTTAGACTAATTTGATATCAAATAATATATTTGAATCTTGATTGGTTTTACCAGCTTGTTTTTCAATAACAACCCTTAATCCTGTATCAACACCCAAAGGAAAATAAGATAAATCTTTTCCAATATATAATTCAGTTCCCTGTGTTACAGTAAACGCACTATAATGTTCAACATTATTTGAATTCACAAAATAAAAATCATAATTTGTTGGTATTGAATTTTGATTTAAAATTGTATTAGAACCAATAAATTGATAATTGGTTGGCACGGTATCGGGATTAGGTTCTTTTGATACCGCTTTTCTTGCTCTTGTTTTTACACCAACATCTACCATTGTTAAAACTCTTGATATCGCAGGTGCTACCTCAAATTGTTCCTCGTCCAATAAAACACCTAACATTTTAAATGTGTAGTTTTGAATAAAGTATCTTCTTTTTTGTAGTTCAACAACCGATTCATCTGAAATAGTATCCATAATGATTGGAATATATCTACCTTTAATTAAAGCATATGCTTGTTTTGATGAAAATTTATCAAGTACTTTTTGGTTAAATGAGTTTAGCTCTCTCATTCTGTTTGTAAAAATTTTCACATCATATGTGATATCAACAGGAATTGGTTGTGGTATTTTATAAACATCCATACCATTTCTTGCTCCATTAAAATTTGGAACCAATGCGTATTGGAATAATGGTCTACCAGGTATTCTATAATTTGTTGCTCCCTGATTTGTTCCATAAGGTGTTTCAGGTTTTCTAACCGTTGCAACAAAAGGTGGTTTAATATTTGAATCCAAATCTTGGAAGTTCCAAGTTTGTGTAAACTGAGCCCAGTTCTGAGTTGTAATAATAATATCAACCGTGTTAACAACTTTTCCGTTAACATTAATTCCCAAATCATTTTTAACAAAATCCAACATTCCCCTATCCAAATCGGCATGATAAATTCCTTTTGGAAGATAAGTTCCATCTTTTTGAATTTGTTCCAATAATTCTTCCCTTCTTGGTTGAAGAATTTTCTTTGGTGTTAAAGAAATTGTTTTAACAAGTTTTTTTGGTGTTGCCATTATATTCCCTTAAATTCGTCTTCACTTACAGGTGTACAAACAAATGTTCTATAAAATGGTTTGTATCCACCATATGTGTGTTTATTGTCCGAAACAATCCTTCCGTCATCTGCAACAGAATAATATCTCATTCTACTTTCAGTTTCAGGATAACCAATATAATCACCATATGAAATTGAAATTGCTTCCTCTTCCAAATAATGAAGATAAACGCTCATAATTAAATTACCAGGTTCAGTTTGACTTAGCCTTGATGCCCCAAAAGTTGCCTGACTCGGAGCTTCAATTTTAACAAAGGCTTTAATTTCAACAGGTGCCAAATAAGAAATTGAATCTGTTAAGGCTTCACCATAAACATCATCTTGATTTGTTTTACTCTTATCAACACGGTATAAAACCAATGTAAAGTTCATATCACCATATAACCATTCCTCACCCATTGAGATATTTAGGTTAAAATCCTGTTCACCAAAGAATTTGGATATTCGCGTAATTGGTACTTTATTTGCCATTATTGATAAATACAATAAAATTGATTATATTTCTTTATTAAAACTATTTGACTTGGAAAATTCCATAAATGAAAATTCAGGATTATTGGAACAAAAAGCCCTTAACGTATTACATGAATACGAAGGTGCAAATAACTATATCCTAAAATTAAAAGGTATTTTCAACCCAAACAAACGAGGTATCCCAACAAGAAGTCAATGTGAATACATTTTAAATTATTCAAACACAACACCAAAAGTCGCAAAAAAATGGGTTGAGATGGATGATTATTTTTCTGAAAAGATTTCAAATGAAAAACTTTATACTGTCCCACCAAAACAAGTGTGGATTGAAAAACTATTGGTTGAAAAAGATAAGTCATATCATATATGGGGTCGTTTTTTTGAGAGTGAACCATTAACCGATTTTTGGTTACCCAAAGCGGCGGTCATTAAAAACCCCGAACAATACTATAAAGAAATTGATTAATCAAAATACGCACACAGAACATTACTATCACAACAAGT